GGATGATATTCGCGTAGCTTTCCATTATTTTTTTGCTTTTTGTTCAACAACATACCAATCCAAACGCTTTGCATCCTCTGGTGTTAATTCAATAATATCACCAATTAAATAGTTTTTTCCTTCCGATAATTTAAAGAATGGTTTTATAACTGTATATTTTTTCATCGTTTTTATTTCAAAGATATAAAAAAAACCGTTTGCTTTCACAAACGGTCTTTCAAATTAACTAACCACCCAAAATATATTATACTGCTGTAAAGTCTCCGTAGATTAAAGCCGCTGGTTGTTCAACTGCCAATGCTACTTGAGCTTCGATACGTGCTGTAATGTTATTTTTAACAAAATTGGTACCTTCTACTTCTGAAAATTCAAAAGAAAGTCCTTCAGTTACAATTTTGTTAATTCTTGACCAATCCCCAACAAAATACTTGTTAGCCGTCAACCAAGTTGCTTTCACTAAAGGAATACCATTGATTCTTAAGTTACCACCATCAGCAGTTACAACGCCTGGTAATCCATAACCTGCTCCTGTTGATTTTTCAGTTTTCAAAATATCCCAATAATCAGAAGGACGAACAACGATAGCGTTAACTGGAAAGTTAAGGTTCTCTTGTTTTGCAATCTCATTCATCAACATCTCTACTTTGTTTTTCCCTGTAATAATCTCAGTTGAAGCGGTTGCAGCTCCAGCTAATACAGTATTAAAGTTAGCGTTCTCAGCAATTGCATAATCTCTACGCAAAGCATTAGGAATAAAAGAAGTTAAGAATGGAAGGTTGTTTGCCATCTTTTTAGAATAGCGAGTAAAACCAGCAATAAAATCTGTGTTTACATCTACCATTGTAAAGTCGTAATCTCTTTGTGCTTTAGAGCTCCCTTCAGTTTGAGTTGCGATAGATCCCTCTCCATCTCCTTCACGCGGGTATGTATATGTACCACCTGAAATATTAACACTGCCTACCAAGTCAGAAACGTTGATTAATTGTCCAGGAATCATAACTACATTAAAATTGTAATCTTTTGGCTGCACTCCTGTTAAGTTAGCACCAAGTGACATATCGCCTACTACTTTTACTTGGATTGCATTCCCTTTTCTAACATTAGAAATACCCTCAAAATTGTCAGAAATAGATTTTACCAAAGTATCTTCTACTTTTGCTCCTGCTTTTTTTTCTTGAAGTTTCAAGTCAAGTTTGTCCGCGTGTGCTTGAATAGCATCAAGTTTGCCTTGCAAATCTTCTTTTACTGATTTTATTTCGTTTTCATACGCTGTTTTGAAATCAGTAGATACTTTTGTTTCAAATGCGTCCAATTGCGCTTTTACTTCAGAAGCTGTTTTTGTTTCTAAGCCTAATTTAATAGCGTCGAACTCTTGTTTTAATTCTAAATATAGTGCCATAATTATTTAATTTTTAATGAATTTGTAAATGATTTTAAAGTGTCAAGTATAATCGGCTCTAAATTAATAGTGTCAGTTTCTGACGGCTCTTTATCGAGTGATTTTAATAATGTTTCAATTTGTTTTAAACGTAAATCCGAATAATCTAAATTGTATGATTTTTGTATCAGTTCCATTAATCCATAATGATTCTTAATACCTTTTATATCTTGTACTGTGCTTAATTGATTGGCCCCCCAAGATGACAAAAAAGAATATTCCATCAATTTATATTCTTTGATAATGCTTTTGTCTTTTTGGTCTCGTTGCATTACTTTATAACCAATAGATAATTCAGCATTTAATCCGCTTTCATGCATCAATTTAACATCGGTAAACATATCTTTTCCTAAGTCTTTATTCATATTGAATTGACTTGTAGTAAGTAATCCGTAAGAATCTTTTGTATCTATAAATAAAGGAACGCCTATCATCATTGTAGGATTATGGTCTTTTAAAACCCTAATTCGTTTAAAGTTTTCATTTATAGTTTTGTCAAATGACCCCAATGCGGAAACATCCCCGTCAGAATCTTTAAAGTTATAAGTATTGGCATAGGCTGTTACAACCCCTTTTTTTTCGTCCAATTCTTTTAAATCGTATGATAATTGTTTAAAATCCATAGCTATTTTATTTTTCTTATTGGTAATCCATTTTCGTCTCTTTTAACTACAAATACTACTTTGCATCTGCAATTTATTGTATTCCCAGCTTTGCCTTTTGGATCACCTGGATATTCTAATTCTTCGCCACCTACAAAAAAGGGACTTGTCGCATTAACTTTTTGACCATTCATGTCTAAATGGTCAAATATCTTTATTCTTGTTCTATTATCCTGTACCGATATCCACATTTTTTCTAATTCTAAATTAGAATTTTGCGCAGCCATTACAGTAGATGCATTCGTTGCCGTTGTTGTTTCTGTTCTTGCTATTCTTAAAGCTTGTTCTTTATACCATCCAAATTTGTTTTGCAAATTTCGTGTTATATCAGCTATTGAAATATTATTTTCGTAACCATCAGCGATAACTTTTATAATGCTTTCAATTAACGTATGATGTACGGAAACAATTCTTAAACCTGCATTAGTGTTTAACCATTGCATTATTATCGATTCAAAATCTATTTCAGCTTTAATACTTTTTGCAATTCTTTTAAAATGCGGTTTACCTATTTCAATGTATATATCCTTGTACATATCTTTAATCTGAGCTTCTGTTACATTAGCATAAATTAAAGGTTTAAAAGTTATTTTAGAAATATTATTAAATGGTATTCCTGATATTATTTTCAATATGTGCTTGCGTATAATTCGATACGCTTGAACTTCTTGTCGATGTCTTAACTTATCCATTTATATTCATATCTGTAATGCTTGGGTCATCTATTCTCTTTTTATTAGAATTGATAAACACAACATCCATATTTTCATCATCATTTATAGCTTCGTAATTTAAAGCCTCTCTAATTTCATTTGGTGTCAATGGTGCTTCATTCATCCAAGCAATCATTTTTGACATATCTTCCTGCATCTCTGGCAATTCTGTAATGTCAAATTCAATTACGGATTTTTCATAACCTTTGAATTTTTGTATAAATTCTAAATTCAAATACGTGGCTAATAAATCCAAATCAGGCTTAATATTATCCGTAATGGCTCTCTTTCTGGCTTGTATAACAGAATCAACACCAAACCCAGAACCGCTAACATCTTCATTCAATAAATCTATCGGCCAATTAAGGCAATTACAAAATGTACGTCTGTCGTTGCTAAGATAATCAAATGGTTTTAATTCATCAGTTGTTAATGATATTCTTGTAAATCCTAATTTAGCACTTGCCCCAGCAATATTAGATAATCTACCTGTTTGATTATCCATATCAACCAATCTTTCTTTTAACGATTCACCTTGTTGCGGTGTTAATGGGCTTTGACCATCCCCTGCGTGAATAAACCCATAAACACCGCTATTTTGCATAGTTACAACGTTTTGGTCTATTCCTGAATTGGAACTATTAATATTTCTAATAGACGCCATTAATTCACTTAGTCCGTATAGATGTGATCCATTTTGATTATAAAAAGGATTTGGTCTTTTTATATGTATAATGTTTTCGGATTCAAATTTAATAAATTTATTCCCTTGTTCTAAAATGAAATAATCGATAGGATTTTCGGTGCTTAATGCTGATGCATTTGATTTTAAAACTATCTGAACCCAATGACTAGGCAATATATATAATTGCAATGGCACACCTGCATTCATCCCATCTGAAGGCATCATTTTATAAAGATATACATTTCCGCATACTTTCAAATAAACTTTATATAAAAATATAATATCATCCCAAGATTGATTCGGATTTGGTCTATCAATCGGCATATTTTGTTCTTGATCATTATGAGCAGATGATTTTAATTTTAAATATTTTTTCTTTTGCAAATAAGATAAATCAGAAGGTAATCTTTTTGACTTACTATAAGCATCATCATCTGAAATAGGCTTAACGATATAAGGTACCGATATTGTTTTAGACGCCATTTGATTTATAATAGCGTTTACGTCTGGATTCTCACCATATCCTTTAATCATTAAATTTTCTAAACTCGGATTATACGACGTCGTAAAGCCTCCTACTGTTTTGTAAAGTGCTTCGTTGAAGTGATTTTTTTCTGGATTTAAGAATGCATCTAGTGCAACTCTGAACCTGTTTAACGCCATCTATTCAATTTTTATTCAAATATATACAAAAAATTATTAAAAAGTGAAAAACTTTGGTGATAATTCAAACCAAAGTCTCATCATCAATGCATCTGTATAATCTGGTGAATGCCCTATTAATTCTTTTACCTTTTCTTTTGGTATAATTCTCAACTTACCATCGCTATCTATTTTATCCCTTTTTACTTGCTCTAATTCTTTTATAATCAAGTCCTGCAAGTAACCATCTGAGCAATCTATATATACTTCGTTCTTTTGTATTTTCTCAGCTAATTTATAATAGCATTGCGTTTTAAGGTTTTGATACTCAACCAAAACATTATCTTCTTTTAACGCTTTTGAATTATTTACAAAACCCTTGCATTTTATAACGTCAACAACACCCCCACCAACACCGTCCTCATCCGCTATTATATTTGAATTAGGTACTTTATGCTTCAATGCTAAACCTCTTATAGCTTCTGATGTTTCAACAATGCTGGATTTGTCCAATGTAAATATCTCTATTACTTTAAAACCTGACCATACGCATATAACCATCTTATCGCTACCATATCGAGCTATATCTGCACTAATAAACTTATCACCATCAACAACAAAATTATTATTAAAAATATCGTTTATTTTGTCAAATGAAATTAAAGAAGCTGGATCATTATCGTATGCCCAATCTCCATAATATAATCTTCTTTTACTGTTTTCGTCTAATGCCAATAATGATTCTAAATAAGAAGGATGTAGATGCGGGTTATCTGTTGGTAATGATTGTATGAACTTACGGCTATTCGAGATAGTATTATTTGTTGAAGGAATATAAAATTTTGAATATACCCAATTTTTAGAGGGGTTACAAGTGCCTAATATTTTAGGCACTATGTTATAATCATTCAATTTATATCTTATCCTAGACGTTACAATTTGCCAAGCCTTATAACTGATTTGATTGCACTCGTCTACAAACGCCCCTGTAATTTCTAATGAACCTAAACTATCAAAATTTGGGTCGCTCGGATATTGATATAAATCTTTTAATATTATTTCGCTACCATTATTCCAATAAATAACCCCTGATTGATTATTTATATTGAATTGGCCTGAAATTTTTAAATTAGATGTTAACTCGAAAAAAGTATTTAACGTTGTTTCTTTAAGTGTCTTTAGCTTTGATCTACCAATTAACCATCTTGTACCTGGATAAATTTGGCATTGTTCAATTATCCATAAAACACCTAATGCTGATTTACCACCACCCGCAGCACCTCCATATATAATCTCTTTAGTGGTTTTATCTTTTAAAAAGTAAACAGCGTTATTTTGCTTCGGGAGCAGTTCCATTGCCTAGTGATATTATGTTTGTGGTTATTTCTCCTGAATGTTCATTTTGGATTTTATCACCATATTTTTTAGGTTGCAATTTCGATAATTCCCATTTTTTAGCATCAATTTTCAATCTTTGAAGTTGTACCCATCCAGTATCTATTTTGCCTGTAGTGGGGTCTCTTTGTGGCTCCTCCATGTAATCTGCTTCAATACTTTCGAATCTAATTTCAGCTCTTACTTCCATTGCGCGCGCGTAATGTAAGGCTTTGTGTTCGTCTTTTTCTATCCAAGAGTAAAAAGTAGTGCTATCTGGCATACCTTCTTTTCTGAGTGTAGCACGCAAAGATAAACCACTTTCAATAGATTCTATTATTAAATTAAATGTCTTTTCTATGTCGTAAGTCATAACACAAATATACTAAATTATTCCGTAATAATAAAAAATCTAATTTTTTTTGAATTTCTTTCGCTTCTTTATATTTGCCCTCTGCATTCAATTTTTTCTTCTGGGTCTCTAGGTCTTGTAATAAGTTTTTCAATTTTTAATGTTATTTTTTTTCCTTCATTTAAGGCAATTAATTCTAGTTTACAAAATTGTATCCCCCTAGTCCCGTTTAGCCAATTACATAACTTGGTGACTTCTATTTTGTGCTTAATAGCAAATTGCTTGTTTGAAAGTCCCGATTCTTTAATCAAGACTTTCAGTATTTTTTGTTGCTTAACCATATTTATTAGAATCTTTCAATATGATAATCACAAGTTGAAAAATCTCCCTTATTCCAAGATTCTAAAAACAATCTATGATGAGCATGGTTTTTAAACAACTCATCAATTTTTTCTTTTTCAGAATTTCTCCATTTATAAACTTCAATACTTGATTGAATACCCCCTTTTTTTTGGTATTCAGATTCTAGGTTTTGTTCTTTAACGTAAGCATCAAAAAGTATTTTTTTTGATTCTAGTGCTATTACTTCATATTGTTCAAAAGTTTTCATAATATCTATTTTTTCAAGTTTGCCGTGTAAATCACTTCCTTAACTCTGATACAAATATACGACTTAATTCTATATATTATACATTTTGTATAAAATTTAACATTTTAGTTTTTCATGGTCTTGTAATAAGTTTTTGGAAGTCATCTAGTGTGCGTATTATGTAATATTCAAAGCCTAGAGCCTCTACACGTTGTTGGAATTTGTTTTGAACTTCGCTTTGTATTCCTTTTTCGATTTTTACCTCGATAAAGATACATTTATTTTCAAGTAAAACAATCAAATCGGAAACACCTGCCATTTGACCTGTAAGTTTAAGATTTTTTGCTTCTAGGATGTTTCTGGATCCACCGTTTGGAACTGAAAAAATTAATCCTTTTACGTTATTTTTAAACCAAATAACCAATTTCTGTTGTAGTTGTGATTCTGTCATAGTGAGGTAATATTTTTAGGGGTAATATTTTTATTTTTAAAAAGTACTTAAAAATTATAAAAATGCATAATATGTGTAATATATGTAAAATGAAAATTTATATATAGTTTATTAATATTTTACATTACCTTATTACCTTTAGCATTAAGCCTTACTGTCATTGGGTTTAGGAGGTAATGTTTTTTTATTACCTTTTTATTACCTTATTACCTTTTTAGGCTATTTTGTAGCTAAAAAGGTACTTCTTGGCTATTTTCATTTTTATAATTTGGTTCAATAAATAGTTTGATACCAAAGATAACTTTTCCATTTCTTTTGTACGAACGGTAAGATATTTTGTTTTTTGTAAGTATATTCTTAATATCGTATTTAGAAATCTGCACAGGGGTAATAATATTTAGCTTGTGTAATATATCACCTTGATTGACTATTATCTCATCGCTATACTTTTCATCTTGAATTAATGAATAATGATTAAAGAAAATCTCTTCTACAGGCATAACTTCCAAGTTTTGCGATGTATTGTTATTTAAAAATTCAATATCGGTGCTGATATAAATTTTCCAGTCGAAATCTTTACGGTATAAATCAAAAACCTCACGCCAAAGATCATCAGTATTAATTTTAATCATTGCATCGTAATCGATACTTTGCACGTTAATAGGTAAAATTCGTCGATTTCCCGTAACGTCTTTTAAAACGTCGCTCTCATTACTTGTTCCGCATAAAGAAGCCTTACGTTTCATTTTTGAATAAAATGCACTATAAGGTAATCTAATATCGATTTGGTTTGCATCAGCTATCTTTTTAAAGTCTTTTACGTCTTTTGTGGCCAAACCTCCGAACTCGTCATCTAATACAATCAAACCTTTTACAAGGTTGTAAATGCTGTCTTTATCTTTTGCATCAATTCGGTGTTCTATGAGGTATTTTTGCAAATCTTTTGGCAATAGATTACGAAAGAAAGAAGTCTTTCCTGTTCCTTGTTTTTGGCCACATAGGACTAAAGTAAGTGGCGAAACTTTTGTCTCATGCATCGGACTAATCCAATTATGAACGGATCCAACGAGCCACTTTTTAAATGCCCATCGGTTAAATTCACATTGTGGATAAATGCAATCGGCATATTTTTCAATATTTCCCGCTTCAAAATGTTTATTACTAAAAAATTCATTTAATGGGTTTATTGTGGGTGTTGCTTCACTATTGATCATGTCCCGAACGTCCGACT